AGGTTTTGGAGCACTTAATGTTTCCCTTCTTCCAATCATAGCCATTATTGCAGCTATTATTGCAGCCGTTGTAGCTATCATAGCTATCATAAAAAATTGGGGTGCCATCACTGAATGGTTTAAAGGTTTATGGGAAAAGGTATCAACTGCCATCATGAGTATATGGCAAGGTATCTCAGATTTCTTTAAGGGAATATGGGAAGGACTAGTCAGTATTTTTACTACAGTATGGGAAACTATTAGGAATGTATTGACTGTAGCACTCATGTTTATCGTAGAGCTATTTAAAGGATACTTTGAACTGATTACTCTGCCATTTAGGTTAATTTGGGAAAACTGCAAAGAAACTATTATGACTGTGTGGGAGGCAATTAAGACTGTTGTAAGCACTGTGCTAAACACAATCTCACAGGTTATTACAAGCATTATGAATGCCATAAAAACTGTGATAACAACTGTTTGGAACGCCATAAAAGCCGTTATTACAACAGTTATAAACGCTATTTTATCAGTTATTACTACGATTTTTAACAGTATAAAAAATGTAGTAACAACTGTTTGGAATGCTATTAAATCAGTCATATCTACGGTGGTAGATGGGATAAAAAATAAGATTAGCTCAGTCTTTGATGCAGTATCAAGCACAGTAAGTTCCATATTTGATGGAATCAAAAATACAGCAGTTTCTATTTGGAATGGAATAAAGAGTGCTATTGTTACTCCGATTGAGGAGGCTAAAAATAAAGTGAAATCAGTGGTTGATGCTATTAAAGGGTTCTTTTCAAGTATTAGTCTAAAACTTCCTCATATCAAACTACCACATTTTAGTATCAAGGGTCATTTTTCTTTAGCTCCGCCATCTGTACCACATCTATCAATTGACTGGTATAAGAAGGCTATGAATAAACCAATGCTCTTAAATGGAGCGACTATATTTGGTAGTAAAGGCGGGCATCTTCTTGGAGGAGGGGAGGCAGGACCTGAAGTCATTATGGGGCTTGATACACTTTCAAATATGACTGCAGGAGCAAATGGAGAACTTCTTAGTGTAATGACAAGAGTTCTTGCTATTATGGATAGATACTTCCCACAGTTTGCAGAAACAAGTATTGTGCTTGACTCAGGAGAACTGGTTGGAGGTATTGCACCAAAGATAGATATGGAACTTTATAAATTACAAAATAGAAAGGCAAGGGGGTGGTAAGTGTGTATGGGATGAAAATAGGAGAGTTTCATAGTTATAAAGATTTTGGTCTTGTTCCAACAAGTAAGCCTATTATTAACCTACCATCTCCAAAACTAGAATATCTTGATATGCCCGGCATGCAAGGGGAAATAGATATTACAGAAAGCCTTGGAGGAGAGGTTTTATATGAAATGAGAACCGGATCATTTGAATTTCTTGTATCAGATCCAGAAAAATGGCAAGAGGTTTATGGGAAGCTTTTAAGTACTGTTCATGGGAAAAAGACCAATATTGTGCTTGATACGGAAAAAGAATATGTATATCAAGGCAGGATGTGGGTGAGTGAATTTAAATCAGATAAAAACTATTCACTTATTACTTTAGATTACAAGCTTGAGCCATACAAATATATGATTTCTGATTTGGTAAATGGTGGAGAGATTATTCATAAACTTGAGGGTGTTGTTATTACAAATAGCAAGACTGTGACAATTCCATTTGATTCAGATATGACTATAGTTCCTGAGTTTAATAATAAAACAGAAAATATAGTGACATTAAATTTTAAAGGAAAGAAGTTCAGTATCAAAAAAGGGATAAATAGATTTCCGGAGGTAAGAGAAAGAAAAGATTTAGTACTTTCTTTAACAGGTAACAGCACCATAGATATTTCATATAAAAGGGGGTGGTTATAAATGTATAAAATTGTGATGGATGGAAATACCATATATTATCCAAGTGATGGAAAGGCAGCTTTGATTAGTTCTACACTGAATCTTGAACTAAATACGGCAGGTTCACTTAGCTTTATATGTCCGCCTGAAAATCCTTACTATGAAAAAATCTATAATAGAAAGTCTATTGTCAGTGTGTATAGAGACGAAAAAGAAATATTTATAGGGGAAGTTAGAGAACAAACAAAAGACCTGCGTGGGAATAAGAAAGTCCAGTGCGTAGGTCTTTTATCATATCTAGCTGACAGCATTCAGCCTCAGATGGAATACCATGACCAAACTCCCTATCAGTTACTTTCCAAATTTCTTAAAATCCATAATGAACAGGTTGATGAAAAGAAAAAGATAATGCTTGGAAGAGTAACTGTAAGCGATCCAAATAACTCTCTATATAGATTCACCAATTATGAAACCACAATGGAAGTTATCATGACAAAAATAGTTGATAAACTGGGTGGATATTTGAAGTTAAGAAGGGAAGAAGAGGGTCTATATCTTGATTACCTAAGACTTGAAGAAATGGGAAAAGCCACAGAGCAGTCTATTGAATTTGGGGTAAATCTTCTTGATTATACGGAAGACTTATCTGCTGAGGATATTACTACAGCCATTATACCTCTTGGCAAAGAAATAGATGGAGAAGAAAAGGATATTCTTAAAAAGTATACGGATATTCAATCTGTAAACGACGGGAAAAACTATCTTGTTTCAAAAGAGGCAAAAGATGAATTTGGCTGGGTATGCAGGGTAATCAGATGGGATGACGTAACAGTTCCTGAAAATCTTTTAAGAAAAGGAGCAGCTTGGCTTAAGGATAATCAGTTTGAGATGGTAGAACTAGCTTTATCTGCAGTTGACTTATCGGAGTTTGGAATGCCTATAGAAACCATTGAATGTGGTGACAGGGTAAGGTGCATAGCTTATCCTTTTGGAATGGACAGAATATTTCCTGTGATGAAACAGACTATTCCACTTCAAAAGCCTGGAGAAATAAAGGTGGTTCTTGGAAGTAATCAAGCCAAAGGCTATATCCAAAGTTCTCAAGATGCAGTAAGGCAGCTAAAAGAAGAAAGCCTTGTTACAAGAAAGATTGACAATGAAAGAGTCCAAAGTGCCATAGATAATCTCAAGGCTCAGATGAATATATCTGAAGGTGGATATAAACTAACAGAATATGATTCCTCTGGCAGATGGTTAAGAGATTTATATATGGATACACCAGATAAAAACACTGCTACTAAGGTGCTTCAAGTTAATATGAATGGTATTGGAGGAAGTAACAGCGGATATGAAGGCCCGTATGCTGTTGGTATGACGCTTGATGGGATGATTTATGGTAATAGAATCATGAGCCATTCTATTGATGCTGAAAAACTATCTGTTTCATATACATCACAAGTAGAAAAACAAATCCTTGATTCAAAGACGGAGGCAATATCTGATACAGATAGGAAACTTAAAAGCTACTACACTATAAATGAGGTTAATACTAGACTGTCAGCTACAGATAGAAAAATTGAAGCAAGCGTAGAAACTGTAAATCAAAGATTAGAGCAGAAAAATGGGAATTACTATGGAACGTATGAACCAAATTCATCACGAGCACCGGCAAATAGTTGGAATTCAGATGTAGTTAGAAAAAGCCATGTAGGAGATTTTTTCTATGATACAACCACCGGATATGCATATAGATATATTATGAAAAAGCAGGGACTTGAGTTAAAGTTTAATGCAAGTTCTTGGACAGAAAGTGAGCATTATGATTGGGTAGAAATCTTCTATGAATTTGACGGTAAGGTTTATGTATTCCCAAAGTATGGTGGAACAAGTATAGCAGGTCAAATAGTTTTCATTCCATCTGATAAGTTTTGGCTCTACTGGAGGTGTGACGGTTCGGGGCATGATTATTATGGATTTAAGATTGACTACATTAAAAAAGTGGATACTTATAAGGAACTTATAGGGGATGTTTCTAGCTTACCAACTGATGCAGGAGAGATAATCAGCCTTTCTGGTAGTAATTATCCTGAATCAGAACACTCACCATATAAAGATGGTACGAGAATGCTATGGAAATATTCGTCATCTGAGAGTATCAGTTCTTCTATATCATTTGAATGGGTGAGAGTAAGGGATAAGGACATACAGGTAGCTAAAGAAAAGGCGGAAACTGCGATTTCAAAAATATCTGTGGTAGAAGGCTCTATTTCCTCAATGGTTAAAAAAGGTGAGTTTGGAACATTTATGAGACAAAATTATAACAGTTTCTTACTTGGGTTTAATAGTGCAAGCAGTTATGTTCAGATAACGGCAGGAGAAATTGGCTTATATAGCGGTACGATTGACTCTAGTCATAAGAGAGCCTCTTTTGACGAAAATGGCAACCATTTTTATCGTGATGGGAAGTATATAGGTAAAATTGGTACAAATGTATGGAGTGCAAACAGTTCACATAAAGGTCTAGTTTTTGATCTTGACAGTGAAGGTAAATATATGGCTTTTTCCCAACAAGAATACTCAAATTCAGGAAGTTACACTACTATGCTGTGTTTCTCACGTTCAGGAAGTATCTATAGTGATTATGGTATTCATCTCGGCTGTAATTTTTATGCTCATGGGTTTAAAATCGTTGATCCACAGTGGAGAGATGGTTTTGGGGTTAATGCAACAATTAATTTTGTACAGATACTTAGGATGAACTCAAATGGGACGGTAGCAAGCTGGGGACCAAATGGACGCATGGTATTTAAAGACGGGATTCTAATGGATTTGAATTATTATGAATAGGAGGTAAGGATGCCAGAACTGATTATTAATACAAATGAAGTAGTGATAAATGAAGGAACACTAAAAAAAGATGTAGTAAAAAAGCAGGAAGTAAAAGAAGATAAAAATATACTTCTTCTTGAAGAAATCAATCGAAAGCTGGATTTACTGCTAAAGGATAAGGAGAAAGTACATGGAGAAACCAACTATTAATTACGCTCTTGCCTATCAAAAATTTAGAGGAGAGTTAAACTCACATATAGCAGCTATGCAGCAAAGAATACCTATTCCAACCTATATGGTAGAAGGAATACTTGCTGGAATACTCGCTGATGTAAGGTCAGCTGTGATAAGTGAAAACTCACTTGAAGTTGATGCGTTTAGAGAAAACCTAGATAAATACTATGAAGATAGAGAAAAAGAGCTTAATGATGAAATTCTAAAACTAAAAGCAAAAGATGAAGAAAAAGCATAGGAGGGTGATCAATGCACCGAGGAACAACACCAATCAATATATTTCGGACAGATGTGGATTTGACAAATGCATCTGTCCTTTTTATTACCTACAAACAAAATGGCAAGGTCATATTAGAAAAGAGTATTGATGAAGTGAAAATACAAAATAATATTGTATCTGTTTATCTATCTCAGAAAGAAACGCTGCTTTTTATGGAGGGAATTGTGACAATCCAAATAAGAGCAAAGTTTTCTGATGGAAGTGCAATAGCATCATCTTTAATACGAACTAGCACATATGAAATTTTAAAGGATGGTGAGATTTAATGGCAGAAATTAATGCAAGCTTTAAAAGAGATGCACCGATGGATACATCTTTTGAAACGATTATCAGGGTCACAGACTCTGGTGCATCTGACTACAATAGCTTAGTCAATCAGCCAAAGATAAATGAAATAAAGCTGATTGGAAACAGAAGTCTTGAAGAACTCGGACTTAATTCAATTACAAATATTGAACTTGAAGAATTACTTAAATAACAGGAGGAAGAAAAATGGCAACAAAATATTTAGATAACAACGGACTTTTATATGTATGGAAGAAACTAAAGGATACCTTTGTAAAAAAGACAGAACTTGATGAAGTAAAGACGGCTATTCCAAAGAATGTAACAGATCTTTTAGATGCTGAAAACTATGCACTTAGATCAAGTGTTCCAAGTAAGGTAGAAAGCTTAGAAGATGCAGGTGATTATGCTAAGAAATCAGAAATTCCCCATAGAATTGATGGTATGGAAGGTATTGAGGCTTATGCTAAAGTAGCGTCTATTCCTAAGAAAGTAGTAGAACTTGAGGACTATGCAGACTTTGTAAAAAAAGCAGAGCTTACTGAAGAAGTCAAAGGTCTTATTGGTAATGTAAAATCTATTGAGTTTTCTGTGGTAGAAGAACTTCCAGCTAGTGGTGAAAAGGCAACTATTTATCTTGTTTCAAATGCTAAAGGTGATAATGATGCCTATGATGAATTTATCTGGCTGAATGATAAGTTTGAAAAGATTGGTACAACATCAGTAGATCTTAGCGGTTACCTTAAAGCGGTGGATATTAGTAGTATTACAAATGAAGAGATTGATGCTCTTTTTGTGTAGGTGTTCTGTATGGCTAAAAAGTTTTTAAGTAAAGAAGGGCTGGATAGATTTTATGAAAAGATAAAGTCAAAATTTGCACTACTTGATAGTCCAGTATTCAAAGGAAGGCCTACCGTAGAAACTCCGGAAGTTGAAAGAACAACGGAAAGCAAGGTTATTGTGAATAAAGAGTATGTATCAAAGATGTATGACCTTATCGTGCAGTATATCGAATCGGAAAAGCCTGCATTTCATATACAGTTAAATATAAAGCCGAACGAATGGGAGAAATCAGAGGGTGTATTTAAGTTTAATAGATTAAAAGAAAAAATGCAAAATGTCGAGCTTGATAAGGTATCTATATTTGTTCGTATAGATACTTTAAGGCTTGAGCCAAAGAAATTAGCAGGTATTCAAAAATATCCACTAGGTATAACAAATGAGCTAGTGATTTATACAACATCAGCACCGACTTATGAATTACCGATTATAGTTGATTTATTTGCATCTATGGATATGACAATGTGGTTAGGAGGAAATTAATATGAAAGAATTTTGGAGTATGATTCAGCTTACATTTGCTGGAGTTGGAGGATGGCTAGGATATTTTTTGGGAGGGTGCGATGGACTAATACTCGCACTTCTTTTATTTGTAGTCATTGATTACATCACAGGAGTGATGTGTGCGATAACAGATAAGAAGTTATCTAGTTCTGTTGGGTTTAAGGGCATCTGTAGAAAGGTGCTTATTTTTATGCTCGTAGGAATAGCAAACATTATTGATGTTCAGATTATCAAGTCGGGAAGTGTGCTAAGAACAGCAGTTGTTTTCTTTTATCTATCAAATGAGGGACTTTCCCTTATTGAAAATGCTGCACATCTCGGACTTCCGGTACCGGACAAATTAAAAGCAGTTTTAGAACAGTTACATGATAAGGAAAGAGAGGGAAAATAGCATGAGTAACAGTAGTTTGGTAAATATGACAATGCTTAGTCCAAATCATAGTGGTCATAGAAATCAGCCGATTACAAAAATCGCAATTCACCATACAGCAGGTGCTATTAGTGCAGCTACAATCGGTCAGATTTTTAGACCGACATCAAGGCAGGCATCTTGTAACTATGGTATAGGAAACGATAATAAGATTGTCTTATGTGTTGATGAGGCTAATCGTTCTTGGTGTACATCAAGTTCATGGTGTGATAATAGAGCAGTTACAATCGAGGTGGCAAATTCAGCAAATGGCGGAAATTGGCCAGTAAGTGATAGGACTCTTGCCACACTGATTGATTTAGTTACAGATATTTGTAGAAGAAATGGTATTAGAAACTGCACCTATACAGGTGGAAAAGATGGAGTGCTTCAAAAGCATGAGTGGTATGCCAATACAAATTGTCCGGGGCCATATCTAGGCGGTAAGTTTTCGTATATTGCAAGTGAGGTAAATAAAAGGCTTTCAGGAAATAGTTCATCTTCTGGTGGAACGAGCACTTCTTCTTTATACAGGGTAAGAAAATCTTGGTCTGATTCAAAGAGTCAAAAAGGAGCCTTTAGAGATTTCGACAATGCAAAGAAGTGTGCCAATGCCAATGTGGGATATAAGGTATTTGATGCAAATGGAAATGAAGTCTATCCAAATAAAAGCACTTCATCAAAAAGTATTGATACCATAGCCAGAGAAGTGATTTCTGGTAACTGGGGAAATGGAAGTGACAGAGCAAACCGACTTAGAGCAGCAGGATATGATTATGATGCTGTGCAAAGTAGAGTAAATGAAATTTTATCCGGAACTAACAGTATACCAAGTGGAAAGTCCATTGATGAAGTGGCAAGAGAAGTGATTAGAGGTGATTGGGGTAACGGACAGGACAGAGTAAACCGACTTAGAGCAGCAGGATATGATTATAATGTCGTACAAAAAAGAGTAAATGAACTCTTATAACTAAATAACGAAAAATTGCCTGAAGGTTGTTCCTTAAATGGAATTGATCTTCAGGCTTTTTTTATTTGAGGTTAAAAATTAGCTATTTTTCTTTGCCTGTGATATGCAGGGAGAAAATATTTTGATTTTTATACGGAAAATCATCTTTAAAACTCCCTTGGACAGTTAGAAGGGAGCAGAAACTATGAACAAAGATGAAAAGGCAAGAATTATAGAATTAAGAGAAGAAGGGCTAAGCTATACAGAAATAGCCAAGAGAATGGATATTTCTAAAAATACTATTAAAAGTTTTTGCAGACGCAATGGCATCACTGAAACAAAAAAAGATAAGGGAGATTTGGGCGTTTGTGAATTTTGCCAGAAGCCAATTTCTCAGCCTGTTGGAAGAAAGAAAAAAAGATTCTGCTCAGATAGCTGTAGAAACAAATGGTGGAATAGCCATATGGATGAGGTAGATAGAAAGGCTAGATATGAGTGCGTCTGTAGATATTGCGATAAGACATTTTTTTCCTATGGAAATAAGAATCGAAAATACTGCAGTCATCAATGTTATATCAATGACAGATTTGGAGGTGAGGAGAATGCATGTAACTAATAGCATACCTTCTTCCATTGATGTATCCGCCCGCAAGATGACAAAGGAAGCCATGCGTAAGGATTTTGAATATGAAATAGCCCAAAAACTAACACAATCTTTGTTGGAGCAAGGACTTATTTTCACAGAAGAATACAACAAAATCAAGGTGTTGAATATAGAAAATTTTTCTCCTTTTTATAAGGATTTGATGGATATATAACTTGATAATTACAGCAAGTAGAGTGATATATAGTACTGATAAAATAAGGAGGTGAGACAATGGCAAGGATAACAAAAATTGAAGTTACAAAAGGCTTCGTGAAAGAAAGAAAAATACGTGTTGCTGCTTATACCAGGGTATCAACCAAATCCGAAGAACAGCTACTTAGTTTAGAAATACAAAAAGAACATTATGAATCTTATATTAATGCAAATTCTAGCTGGGAATATGCAGGTCTTTATTATGATGAAGGAATATCTGGAACGAAGATAGAAAAGCGAGAGGGGTTACTTGCTCTATTAAAAGACTGTGAAGATGGAAAGATTGATCGCGTAATTACAAAGTCCATCAGTAGATTTTCACGAAACACAACGGACTGTCTTGAAATGGTAAGAAAACTTACAAGTTTAAAGGTTTTCTTATTTTTTGAGAAGGAGAATATAGATACTGAACACATGAGTTCAGAGCTTATGCTTTCTATTTTAAGTTCCATTGCTGAAAGTGAGTCAAAATCAATTTCACAAAACAGTAAGTGGTCTATAAAAAACCGTTTTAAGGCAGGAACCTTTATCATCAGTTATCCACCATATGGCTATGAAAACAAGGATGGGAAAATGAATATTGTACCAAAAGAAGCAGATATTGTTAAAGAAATTTTTACTATGACAATTAATGGAATGGGAACCCATCTTATAGCTAGAGAGCTAAATAATAGAAGTATCCCAAGCAAGAAGGGAGCTAAATGGCATGGTTCTACTGTAAGAGGGATTTTACAAAATGAGAAGTACACAGGCGATGCGATATTTCAAAAGACATATACAGACGATAATTATAACCGCCATATCAATTATGGTGAAGAAAATATGTACCTTTATAAAGACCATCACGAGCCGATTGTTAGTCATGAGATCTTTGATAAGGTAGCAGAAGTAATCAAGCAAAGAGGAAGAGAAAAAAGCATTGAAAAAGGTACTGGGAAATACCAGAGTAGATATGTATTTTCAGGAAAAATCTACTGTGGTGAATGTGGAGCAACCTTCAAGAGGAGACAGCACTACAAACCAAGTGGAGATTATGTGGCTTGGTGTTGTAATAGACATATTACAGATAAAAATGCTTGTTCAATGATGTACATTCGTGATGAGGATATAAAGACTGCATTTCTTAGAATGATTCGTAAACTGCAGACTGTACATGACCAAGTTTTGAAACCTTTAGTTATGAGTCTTAAGGGAACAAACAATAAGCAAAGACTAAAACAGGTACTAGCCTTGGAAGAGCAGATTGAAAAAAATGTGGAGCAGGCAACAGTTCTAACAAATCTGATGAGTTCTGGTTATATCGAGCCAGAGGTTTTTCACTCAGAAAATAATCAGTTGACCTTAGAAGCAGATAGGCTGGCAAGAAATAAACAGCTTATTGTAAAAAGCATTAACGGAGATTTAAGTCATTTAGATGAGGCGCAGAAACTTCTTAGATTTACATCTAAAAAAGAAGTTATCACAGAATTTAATGATGCCTTATTTCTAGAATATGTTGATACGATTAAAGTTAATAACAGAAATGAAATAACTTTCGCTTTAAAATGTGGGCTGAATTTAACAGAAAGGTTGGTAAAGATATGACACATACACCATATGGATACCGCATCGAAAATGGAATAGCGGTAGTTGATGAAGTTGATGCAGAAAGAATCAAGGCTCTTTATCAAGAATACATTGATTGTAAGTCTATGAGAGCTGCTGCTAAGAAAGCTGGAATTGATAAGACTCATTCAGTTATAGGTAGAATTCTAAAGAATAAAGTATATCTTGGGACAGTGTATTATCCACAGATTATTGATGAAGATATTTTTGCAAAGGCACAGGAAATCAGAGAACATAATGTGAGAAGTCAAAATCGCATAGGAATTTATAGACCTCACCCAAAAGCAGAAATCGGAGCTTTTAAGATTAGAAAGATAGAAGAAAAATATAAGGATCCATATAAGCAGGCAGAGTATGCATATAGTCAAATAGTGGAGGTAGTAAATGAATGAGAACGTAACATTAATACCTGCTAGAATACGAGCTGGTAATCGAATAACAAGTAAAGAAAATAAGCCTAAATTAAGAGTCGCAGCGTACTGTCGAGTTAGTACTGACAGCGATGAGCAGGCAGGAAGTTATGATGTGCAGGTTCAGCACTATACAGAATATATTGGCAGGAATAAAGAATGGGAGCTTGCTGGGATATATACTGACGATGGAATTTCCGGCACTAACATTAAGAAAAGAGAAGGATTCATAGAGATGATTGATGACTGTATGGAAGGGAAAGTTGACATGATTATTACCAAGTCCATCAGTAGGTTTGCAAGAAATACTATTGACTGCCTAAAATATGTTAGAAAGCTAAAGGAAAAGAATATCGCTATCGTATTTGAAAAAGAAAATATCAATACCCTAGAAGCATCTGGCGAACTTCTTCTTACCATCATGGCATCTCTTGCACAACAAGAGTCAGCCTCTCTTTCACAAAATATAAAGTTAGGACTACAGTTTAGATACCAAGAAGGAAAGGTGCAGGTCAATCATGAGCACTTTTTAGGCTATACAAAGGACGAAGATGGCAAGCTTATTGTTGATGAGAATGAGGCGAAGATTATTAGACGAATTTTCAGAGAGTACCTAGAGGGTGCGAGTTTTAGGGATATTGCAAATGGATTGGAAAAAGACAAAATAAGGACTGGGGGCAAAAGATATAAATGGCATCTAAGCACAATTCGAGGGATACTTAGAAACGAAAAATATATGGGTGATGCACTTTTACAGAAGACAATCACAACAGACTTCATTGAGAAAATACGAATTAAAAACGATGGTACAGTTCCTCAGTACTATGTAAAGGATAGTCAAGAGCCAATCATAGCCCGAGATATATTCATGTTAGTGCAGGAAGAAATGACTAGAAGAGCAAATCTTACAAGTGGGGTAGACGGCAAAAAGAAAAGAGTATATTCCAGCAAGTATGCACTTTCAAGTATTTGTACCTGCACAAAGTGCGGTGATATTTACAGGAGAATTGCATGGAACAATAGAGGAAAGAAATCTACGGTATGGAGGTGCTGTACCAGAGTAGAGCATGGTCCATCAGCTTGTGATGCTCTCACTATTCAAGAGTCAGAATTACAAGATGCGACAGTTAAAGCAATCAATAAGATACTTATTTGTTCAGACAGAATGTTGCAAATCCTAAGCGATAATATAGAAATGGCAATTGCAGATGATAATTCTGTTGAGATGGAGAAGTTGAACGGAATCTTAAAGGGAAAGCAAAAGGAACTGGTAAAGCTTGCTCATGCTAAGAAAGATTATGCTGCACTAGCTGATGAAATAGACATTCTTAGAGACAAGAAAAAAGAGCTTCAGGTACAAAGAGCAGAAACGGAAGGTGTGAAAAAACGAATTGAAGAATTAACGGATTTTCTTAAAGGAGAAAATCATCAACTGATAGAATTTGATGAAGGTATGGTAAGAAAGTACATCGAGGAAATAAAGGTATACGAGGACAAGTTTACGATTTGCTTTAAAGCAAAGGTGGAGATTGATATTGAACGATAAATTATTATAGGTTGGGCAGAACTTCGGTTCTGTCTTTTTGTTATACTTGCAGATTGATTTTATTCGTAGTTTGGAATATACTATTGTTAATGAGTGTAACTGTAAAGTTATTTACGGAGAGATTATGATGGAATATTTATCAATAAAGCAAACATCAGAAAAATGGGGTATTACAGTTAGAAGAATACAGGTCCTCTGCACAGAGGGACGTATACCTGGTGCCACAAAGATTGGATCATATTGGGCTATTCCTGTAGATGCGGAGAAACCAAAGGATCAAAGGGTTAAGAGTGGTAAATATATAAAGAAAGGTGATATTAATGGATAGAAGTGCTTTCATTAAGACTCTGGAAGAAGTAATGAAAAACCTTAGCCACTGCACTTGATCATGAACTTGTTACAAAGTTTTCTAAAAAGTTTATGGAATTATATAATGGGATTTATTTTTAAACAAAGACAATTAGAATTTAGGAGGAAATTAAATATGGAAAATGAAATTTATGTCAATATAAAAGCAGAACTAAAAGCAAAACCTCAAAAATTGACAAATTTACATCAGTGGCTTTTTGTAGCAGTTAATACAGCTAAATCAATCATTGACAATACAAGTAAAAGTAATTTAGACAATGTGATGAAGTTATCCGAGTGCAATAGTACCAGTCAAATCCAGCATGAGTTTGATATTATACAAGGTAAATTCGGACGAGATGGCTTTTCTCAAAGGTACAGTCCCGCTTACCTTTATCTTTGCTCATTGGTGGCTAATTTCCCCAATCAAGAGCTTTCAGATAAGGATAAAGCATTGATAATGCAATATAGCACTGTTGAAACCTATTTGTTATACGAAATTTAAAAAGAGGGAACACGACAATTCCCAGTGAAGCCTTTCAATTATTCAATAAAATTAATTTTAAAGGAGACAAGTAAGAAATGAAGAAAATATATATGTATTTACTAGATACGATGGCAGACTGGGAGAATGGCTACTTTTTACAAGGATTTACACTACAAAAAATGTTGCCAAAACAAGAATATGAATTATGTACCGTAGCTACTTCTAGGAAGCCTATAAAAACTGCTGGTGGTATGACTTTGATTCCCGATATTACATTAGATGAATTAGACGAAAATCAAGCAGCGGCATTGTTGCTGATTGGTGCAGATACTTGGGGCAGTACAGAACAGACAGCTATAGGAGAATTATGTATACAGAGGATTATAAATTTTCAGAGAGGTTAAAAACTCTCAGAAAATCAAAA